TGAACCGTCTTTTTTTGCGTAGGTCACAACCGAGGTAACTTCCACTTTGTCTTTAACAATCATTTTTTTTCTCTCCTGTCAGACCCCGATTTTCGGGCGACAATTAAATTTAACAAAAAAAACAAAACTTGTCAACTATTTTTTTCCCCGACGAGAAAAACCAAAAAAACAAAAATTCCGAATGACAAAATCAGAATGTCCAGACCAGAAAAATTTTGCATTTTTTAATGCAAAAAATTTGCGACCGCACAGAAAATCGCAACGCCTACAAATATAGCTATCATATAACCCTCCCGAATAAATCCAACTCCCGAGGCGGCTGTGTCGTCGGACAAGGTATCAACTCTGCCTCCCAAACGCCCACTTCGTCATCAGCCCAACCCACATTCCCCGTCGGAGAATAACCCAATTGAAGGTAATCGTGCACCGCCTGAAAAAAATCCCCACCGCAAAAATTCCAAACAAACCCCGGGTATTTTTTTTGGTTTTCCCCGTCGGAAATGTTGAGTTTGATAGAACGGGAAGTCATCACACGACGACCAAAAATCTTTGAGGAAAAATCCATGCTTTGTTTAGTGAAATGCTTTGTCACATAACCGACCACGTGTTGAATATCAACACGATTTATCCACGTAAGACCACCACCACAGTCCCACCACAACCGCTGTAATTCATCCTTGTCTATCCAAAATGAAACAAGCACATGGAGATGGGGCGCTCCGCGTTTTTGAAGTTCCACCGTCGCCAAAAAATCAAAAGCACGACCGAATTTGTGATGAATTTTCCGACGAAACAACGCCCAGGCCGACTTAATTTGAGTTTTTTTCCAGTCGGAAGGCAAAGTCAAAGTTATCATGGTTTGAAGCCGAAAATTTACGGCGGCGTGTTGATAACCTGAGCGAAGGCGAGCAAGTTTAATTTTTCCGCAGACGGGACAATCCCAGCTTTTACACGTGGCTTTTATAATAACCAGCCGATTCCAGTCCGACGAATGCCCCTGAAAATATCCGGCTTTTGAGCAAACCTCATATTTTTCCGACATCTCTGCAATTTTTTTCACACAACCCCCTGGGACTTTCGCCGGTAAAGTTTACTTAACATTTTGGCAACAAAACTAGACATATCCATATTTATAACTTCAGCAAAAAAACTATAAACAGACCTATACATCTTGGAGAGTTTGCAACGGGCAAGCAAAAAAACAAGAATTTTCATAACTGGCAATAACGTGTTAAAAGAATATCAAAAACCCTTTCATAACTATCAACAACAACCCATCTGTAAAAAATACGACCAGAAGGAATAATAAGCATTATGCGAATTTTCTGCGGAAAAACCGGAACAACTTCCGTTGAAACAATTTGACCAGCGCGACCAGTCAACTCAATTTTCATTTTTAGACCCCTTTCACAGAATACCTGCTCAATTACGCCTGTTGATGTTCAAGGAACACTCAAAACAACGGTAAACTACGCCCATTTTGAGCCGTCCCAGTAGTCAAATTTACGCGATAAGACAAAAGCCGGGCTTCCTCGCGCCGGGCTTCCAAACGGAGCTCTGTTTCGGTTTTAGGAGCAAGACAGACGCTCCGGTCATCAACGCCACCCTGCAGGGACTCCAAAACACGACGAGACCAACGCCCGCCGAGATGAACACATTGCGCTGGATTACGTATTTCAGAAAAGACAACCGGAGAGGATGCCGCCGGAATCGCCCGCGCGGGGGCAGTAGCCCCCGCGCGCGGGCGAAATACCGGAGGTGGAGGGGTAGCCACCTGTGATATTTGAGTTTTTGGGACGGAACGATGAAAAATCCGGCCGAGAACGCCGCCGGAGCGGAACAGCCGATAGCCAGAAAAAGCAAGGAGGGAAAATAGAGGAATCAAAACCAGAGCGGCCTTAAAACTGGTCACATAACTAGGGATGGAAAAAATCTTAGGGTCTACACCGGAAATGTAACATTGAAAAATACGGTCTCCGAGGCGATGAACAGAATTTGATAACTCAAGCCCACCGACAGACGTACGGGCAGTTACACGATAGCGAATCCGCGCGGCCTGGAATCCAAACCAAATTCCGAGATTGCGCACCTCATAAAAAACACCGCCGCACCGACGAAATCCGTTATGCAAATCCTCCGCCGCCTGCGTAATAATGACAATATCGCGGCCTGTGTGACGATGAAGCTGTAAAAAAGTTTTGAATTCACGGGCGGTTTTATCCCAGTCCACCGACGGAAAAATAACCTGCGCTTCGTCAATAATCAGAACCGCCGCAGACGGAAATTGTAAACGATTTCCGAGCAAATCATCGGCGTCTAACTTCATAGCGCCACGCCAAAAATCCTGCGACTGATTTATAGTCAAAAGCCGTTTTACGTCGTGATATGGAAGGTGAGCGGCAACGGCGACGGCGGAAAAATCCAGCCCGTCTATGTTTGTAACGACCGGACGTCCGTCAAGAAGCGCAGGAATAAGATAATGGGAAATTGCCTCAAATGTTTTGCCTGAGCCAGGACGACCGTAAATAATGGAAATCATATCAACCAAAAAGCCATGTCAAAACCATGATTAAAGTGCGCCAGATTATGCGGACGCCGACAGCGGAAAAAAGAAGCGATAAACATTGTTGGACGCCAAGCAGAGAGAGGGCACAGTAAATAACTTTCGTTGGCCCGGAAGTTGGAGTAACCGCACCACCAAGTATTTGCCACACCGCCTGAATACCGGATTTTGCCGTCTCAAGACCCGGCGCCACCTGTAAATTAAAAATGCTCCAAAAAACGTCAACGAGAACCGCAAGTAAGGCAACTTTGGCCAACATGATAGCTATCTGTCCGATTATAGCCATTTACGCCTCATAGATGATATAAACAGCGGCAAGAGCAGAAATTAAAAGTAGAACGTAACGAATTGGCGCAAGTAAAATTTGAACCCAGTCCCAAAGCGGAAAAAGAACGGTTTTTAGACCACATGTAATAAATGACACCGACGAAATAGTAATATCATCACACGTAGAAGTGGACGCCTCCAAAAAATTTGTAAACCAAGTCCCCGTAGACGGCAAAATGCCAGAAAAAACACCAGTAACCGATGAGACAAAAACAGTCATATTTGCAGTCAACTTACCCTTCAGCGAAGTTTCCGTCTCTGTTGAACCGGAAACAACAGAAACAGTAACCGTGTTTGTCACGACGACGTAAGAGGAAGTGACTATATTTATCGTCGTAGACGAACCCGTCGCGGTATCAGAGGAATCAATGACCCAAACATCATTGGTGTAGTAATTCACATAATCATTGAAGGTCTGGTTCGGAAAGCCAGAATCGGCAGACTTATTGAAAGCGGCTTGAACATTGTTTAACATCAGCTCCGAATTTTCGCCAGCACCATTACCCTGATAATAGCCAGTCAGTGTCGGAGACGTGAGCTGAGCCGGGTCATAGCACACCTGATAACGTGTCAAATACGAATGAGTGAACCCAGTATCACCGCCACAATTGCGCCACTGTAAAAGAACAGAGGTGGCGAAAACACGGCCATAAGCAGAAAAATTTTGAGCAGGGCCGTAGTTTGTATAACCAGCATTACAGACGCCGCCGGCTAAATCACCGGTATTATCATAAATTTCTTTGACCAAATACCAACCGGCAGGCGAATTACAGGTATGCGCGGTGTTGTAATAATTTATGTATTCCGCATAATGGATATAGCCACTTGAGGCCGTACCCGACGAGAAATAAACATACGGCGTGGACATCAGATAACCGTTTGGAGAAACCCCCGACGAGGTTTGAACCCCGTCGCACGTAACACAATCAGTCGCGCCATTGACGAGAACAGGCACGGTGACCGAAAACGGAATTGAGGCGGAAATTGGATTGCCAACATAACGAGAAGCGCCCGCGGCAGTCGTCAACATTTCGCGACAGCGAGCAGCGAGGCCAGTATCGTTTGACGGAATTGTGTAACCAGAACCAAACGGATAGAAAATCAGCGTCACCCACGACGGCCACGTCCATGCGGCGAGACCAGAAAACGAGAAAAAAATCACGAGCCAAAGGCGGGTTGCTGGATTCTCCGACGGAGAAACCGCTCCGGCGTTTAGCGCCTCCGCTTTCCCGACGTGTCGGGAATTTCTCATAACCGCCCACCGAGGAAACAACCAGCCGAGAAAATAGCGATTATAGCGAGGCCGGCGGCGGCAAAAAACAAGTCGCCGAAACCACCAGCCGATGGAGGAGCGCGGCGAGCCTGTGTTGAAATCAGCTCGCGAAAAACCTGAAAAGCAGTGCCAGTAGAAAAAGCATTTACGCAAAAATCTTTGTCAGGCCAATCAGCATAACATGCCGTTGAAGTTTCGTAACCGCCATAAGCGGCCACGACGGGAAATTGATAGCCGAGCATAAACCGAGTAGCACCATAAGGAGCAGTAATAGCAGAATCAAAATCAGAGTCAGAATTAGAGTGGCCAGGAGTCCAGGCGGGACCATAACCGTTATCGCCCATTAAACAGTCAGGCAAACACTCTTCGCAATTTGGCAGAATCTCTGAACAGTCAACGATAGTATTTGTGTCAGAATCTAAAACAAAGGCGGCCTGGGAAAAATCGTAATGTGAAATTCCCGATGGAGAATCACAGTAACAATCACTGGAACAGGCGTTTCGGGAACATTGAGTTTGAGCAAAAACCGGCGAGATAAAAAGCAATTGAAAAAGCACCCCTAGAATTTGAATCATAATTTCCCGTCGGAGGCCGAGCGAATAGCCCCCGCCGGGAAACGACGATTTAACGCCTGCCGAGACCGCGGATGACCAGGCCAATGACGAGGAGCAGGCCGAGCGCGGCGAGAACGACGCCTTTGATTTGAAGGATGTCCGACGTAACAGCCGCCGAATCCTCTCCGGAAATCTGGTAGTACGACGTCGCGGCCATCGTAATGGCCGGCAGAGCAACCAGAGACGCCCCGCACACGAATTTGCAGATAGTTTTCATTTTCTTTCTCTCCGTTTTTGGTTTTAATCGCTGGAAATTTTTAGAGCGCGGGAAATCGCACCGACGACGAATCCAAGAAAAAAAACGGACGCGCCGAGGGCAAACCATGTTCCAAAAGTTTCCACCGAAATCAAACCCCTTTTACTGCAGGTTCACGCCGTCGGCGCGGACGTGAGCGGTAAACTCAACCACGTCACCAACTTTCCAGCCGTTGGGTTTTCCGGCGACGGGATAGACATTGTAATTATCGCGATTCCCGCGAGCGTCGGGCGTTTTTGAAACCACTTTGTAAAACGTGGAATCGCCTGAACCGTCTTTTTTTGCGTAGGTCACAACCGAGGTAACTTCCACTTTGTCTTTAACAATCATTTTTTTTCTCTCCTGTCAGACCCCGATTTTCGGGCGACAATTAAATTTAACAAAAAAAAC